GCTGGTTGTTGATGGCGAAACCAAACAGGCATCAATCAAAGATTTGAAACGGCTATACGGCCAAGAAGCTAGCCTCACTCGCAAGTCTCAAGAAGTAGCAAAACAACGCAAAGAAGCAGAAGACCAAATCGGCAAAACATCAGCTGTACTGCAGAAGATGCTTGAACAGGCACAGGAGCGATACAAGCCCTATGCTGAAGTTGATATGCTTTTGGCTGCCAAACAAATGGATGAGCAGGATTTCGCACAGCTGCGAACTGAAGCTCAGGCAGCGCATAATGACCTCAAGTTTCTGCAAGAAGAGGCTGATGGGTTTTTCCGTGATTTACAGCAACAGCGCACAACACAGCTGCAGGAAGCAGCTAGAGACGCTGTAAAAGTGCTAGAAGCAGAAGTACCAGACTGGAGTAACCAGCTGTATGACGATATCCGCGCTTATGCTGTAGCTCAGGGATTGCCTCAGTCAGAGGTAGATAACTACGTAGACCCTGCGGTGATTAAAATCCTGAACAAGGCTCGTCTTTTCGACCAAGCCAAACAGGTTACGACCACTAAGAAAAAGCGTGTGGCTAAGAAAGTCCTCAAGTCCAAGAAAGCTCCAGTCACAGATACGCAAGTTAAACAGCGTAAGCTGAAGGCAGCTGAAAAGAGACTAGCGGAGGGTAGAGCCACTGACCTCGATGAAATAGCCGACATCCTTTTGCAGCGTTGGGAAAACTAACCAATAGCTAAATAAGGAAATACAACTATGGCTAATGAATACACCACCTACGACCAAGTGGGTAAAAAGGAAGATGTCAGTTCACTAATCACGATGATTACGCCGACAGATACGCCTTTTACCTCAATGATTAAATCAGAGAAAGTGAACGCTCGTGTGTTCGAATGGCAAGAAGATAGCTTGCCAAATGCAAAAGATAACAAGCAGGTCGAAGGGGCAACTTTTACAAATGTTGCACGTACTGCAACCACATTACGCACTAACAATACTCAAGTGCTCAGCGATGTGTTTGAAGTCACGGCGACAGCGGACGCAATTGCGACCCATGGTAGAGCAAAAGAGACCAGCTATCAGCTGGCCAAAGCCCTAAAAGCCATTAAGCGTGACCTAGAATTTGCATATGTAGGACAAGACAATTCAAAGGTGACTGGCTCAGCTTCAGTCGCTCGTGAGATGGACAGCGTCATTCCGCAGATTTCTACAGATGTAGATGCAGGAAGTAATGCCACAGACGCATTAACAGAAAGCAAATTGCTGGAGTTGGGTGAAGATTGTTTTGACAACGGTTCAGACCCATCAGTCTTTATGATTAAGCCAGCTGATGCGCAAATCGTGTCAGCCTTCACAGGTGCATCTGGCCGCTATCGTAATATCAACGATGGTAACCGCACACTGGTGAACGCTATCGACCTTTATGTGTCGCCATATGGTGAATACAAAGTCGTGCTAAACCGTCATCAGAAGACAACACACGCCTTCTTGATTGACCCAGCAATGTTCCGCTCATGCGTATTGCGTCCGTTCACTCGTGAGCTGTTAGCGAAAACAACTGACGGTGACCGTCATGCAATCGTGGGTGAATACTCACTGAAGCATATGTCTTACTCAGATTCAGGAATGATTTCCGGCCTGAGCTAGACACAAGAATAAGGGCGAGGGGAGTTGATTTTGCTCTCCTTGCAGCTCCTCTCGTCCCTTTACCACAGCAGCCTTCGGGCTGCTTTTTTTATTTCCGAAGGAGAAAGTATGACCGAAAAATCAGATGTAAACCTCATTGGTATCGACACCAACTGGGTCACTGAAGACGATGATAGTATCGTGCGCAAGCACACACAGCATATCCCACAATGGCATCTTGATGACCTGAAAGAGCAGCGCAATCGCAGCACAGAGCAGCGAGAAGGCGAATTTATGCGTGTAGCGTCCATTCCCACAGCCGTGGTCGAAAAGTGGATGCGTGAGGGTTTTGACATTCTCTCAGATAGAAACATCACAGGCGCAGACATTGTAAAGCGACTGAAAGCAGAAAACCTTGATGCCTTTCTGACTACAGACAAGAGCATCTAATGGCCGAAAAGAAATACAAGAAAGTAGTCCGTAATCCGCAGACTGGCCGCAAGAAGACAGTCAGATACGGAGCAAAAGGCTACACCATCGCCCCATCAACAAAGCGAGGCGACAGCTACTGCGCAAGAAGTGCAGGGCAAATGAAGAAACACCCCAAGGCAGCAAAAGACCCAAACAGCCCCCTGCGTCTATCACGCAAGAAGTGGAAGTGCTCAGGGTCTAAATCACGGAGAAAATAATGACCCCATGTAAATCATGCAAAACCAAGACTAAGTGCCGCAAGGCTGGGAAGTGTCTGAAGAAGGCAGGTTACTGATGGCAAGACAAGGACTTTACGCAAATATCCACGCCAAAAGAAAGCGCATTAAAGCTGGTAGTGGCGAGAGGATGCGCAAGCCAAGTGCTAAAGGCGCACCCACTGCAGCAGCTTTTAGAGCTTCAGCAAAAACAGCTAAGCCTAAGAAAAAACGAGGGGCATAAGATATGAATTACGGAGAACTGAAGACGCACTTCGAGGCGTTGCTGAACAGAAGTGACATCACTTCGGCTCTCACAACGACCTTTATTAATCAGGGCATAGCTAGAATACAGCGGCAGCTGCGTCTCCCCATCAACGAGAAAAAGGTCAATTATACTATCGGCAGTAAGACTACATACGTAACGCTGCCCCAAGATTTTCTTGAAATTATCTCGCTGTACCAAGACCAGTATGAGCTGCAGAGAATACCTTCAGCTGTGTATTACAAGTACCAGAAAGAGGGAGCAGAAGGCACACCACGGTATTTTCATCGTGAACAGCAACGCATATACATCTACCCAGCTCCTACATCAGGAACGCTCAGTCTTTTCTACTACTGTGACTTTCCTGCTTTATCAAACGATGCCGATGAAAACGACCTTACGAACGTGGCATCAGACCTCATCATCTATGCCAGCTTAACTTTTGCTGCAGATTATTTTCTGGATGAGAGAGCGTCCATTTTCGAGAACAAATTCCAAACATTTATGACTGAGCTGCAAGAGCAAGCCAATGACCAAGAGTTAAATGGCAGCATCAATGCAATTCAGCCAGCCTACACATATGGGGAATATTAATGGCATCAAATTCATCATTCTATACCAGCTCAGGGCAGACCGAGACTATCACTGCCAATGTCGATGAGCTGAAGGCTGATGCTGAAAAGCTCGCCATCAATCCAGAGGATGAGCAATACACGCTCTCTGATGAAACAACGACAGGCTATTCTGCTCTTCATTATGCTGCAAAAGCAGAAGAGCATAAGGATGACGCAGAGACTGCTAAAACTGCAGCTGAAACTGCTAAAACAGGCGCAGAAACTGCAAAGACTGCAGCCGAAGCAGCCTACAACAACATCCAACCCAACATTACTAATATCAACACTGTTGCAGGATTGAGCACTGAAATAACTGCTTTGGGTGCTTCTGATGTGTCAGCAGATATTCAAGCTCTTGCAGATAGCGCAGTTTTAGCTGATATGGATGCACTAGCAGATATTGCTGATGATATTTCTGAAGCTGCAACAGCAGCAGGTGACATCACTACTGTAGCACATCTACAGGATGGAACTGATGCTACAGACGCTATTAGCGACCTTGCAGCCATTGATACAGACATTACGGCTGTTGCTGGTAAAGCAACCGAGATTGGACGACTAGGCACAGCGGATGCGGTGGCTGACTTAGCTGCTCTTGGTACGGCTGCCGTGGTATCAGACCTGTCAACGGTAGCAGACCGAGATACGGATATTGGAACAGTAGCAGCAGCTGACAGCAATATTGCTTCAGTAGCTGGGCAAATTTCTCCAACAAATAACATTTCGACAGTTGCAGGAATTTCAAGTGATATTTCGGCAGTTGCTGGCAAAACCACCGAGATTGGTCGGTTAGGCACAGCTGATGCTGTAGCTGACCTTGCTGCTCTTGGAACAGCTTCGATGGTGGCTGATTTGGCTACAGTAGCAGACAGAGATGCTGATATAGCCACAGTAGCGAGCAGAGACGCAGATATTGCAACAGTAGCTGACCGAGATGCGGATATAGGAACAGTGGCAGACCGAGATGCAGATATCGGCACACTGGCATCAAACAACGCCAATATCACAACAGTTGCCTCAAATATCAGCGGAGTTAACAGCTTTGCAGAACGCTATCGTACAGGGACTACTGACCCTACTACAGATAATGATGAAGGTGACCTGTTCTACAATCAAACAACCGATGACCTCAAAGTTTGGACAGGAAGCGCATGGGAGGCTGGTGTAACTGCTGGCTCTGGTTTCTTGGCCACGTCAGGCGGTACTATGACTGGTGCTCTTACTTTGTCAGGTGCGCCTACAGCAAATCTTCATGCAGCAACAAAACAGTATGTTGATGATAATGGGGGCAGTAATTACCTCGCAGTTAACTCTACAGGTACAGTTGCATATGCGTCAGGTACAGACGCTCTATCTATTGGGGAAGGCGCACGGGCAACGGGTAATAACGGTATTTCTATTGGCGTTACCGCAGAAGCGATTGGCCAAAATTCCATCTCAATCGGTTCTTACAACGATGCTGGCGGTCAATACGGTATCTCGATTGGCTTTCAAGCTGACGCAGATGCCGCAAGTTCAGTTGCTATCGGGCGTGACGCATATTCAAATGGGGCTGAGAGTATTGCGCTGGGTAAAGGCGCAAACTGCGGCACTTACGAATACTCAATGGCCTTTGGTGATGTAGACATCACAGCAAACGCTCAAGTGATGTTCCCAAGCTGGATTGATGAGCTGAAGGTTGGGACTTACACCTTCAACACAGACCAGACTTTGGGTGCATCTCAGGACGGTTATGTTCTGACCTACAACAACACCAGCGGTCAAATCGAGGCACAAGCCGCAGATGGCGGTAGTGCTACTGGTAACACCTTTGTTGCCTATGCTATCGGTGAACCAGCTCAGGATTATGTTGAAGAAAAAGGTGTTCATTCAATAGGTGTGAATAACAACACTCAAAATACGGTAGACTTCACATCATATACATATTTTGGCAGCACCGCATTTCGTGACCATCAAGGTTGGGATGGTTTTGCTGACGGTGACTTCTCCACTGGAGCGGCTACCACTGTTGGTCATACAAACACCTACGCAGACGCTGTAGCTTATATCCAGAACGACACTGGCTCTAACATTGTGCTAGACGATTCCAACATGATTTTCAGAGATGGCTGGGCTTTCTATAACGGAAGCTCAAATAAAGCCACTACTGGTGATAAGGTCGATTTTATCATCTCAACAAATGGCACGACCGATAACTCAGCAGACTACCTCTACAAAATAACCTTCACGCAGAACGGTAGTACCTTCACTACATGGACAAATTCTAGGGTCACAAACCTAAAGAATTACACATGGAACAACGGCACTAAACTGTACGCCTTTTTTAAGAAAAATGGTTCATTCAGTGCGGCTGGTACTATTTACGGTATGTCTCCAACAGTGAATTGGAATTTCAGCAGTGAGACTGAAGAGTATACGAAAGAGCTTGTTGCGAACAGCTTCTCTTACACGAAGAACACTTACAACAGTGCTGCGGTAACACATACTTGGTATGGCATTTCGACTGAAAGCACACAGCCTTCAGACAATGCAACAGGCTATGCTGAGTTCGATTGGCATGAGATTGACCCTGATGACCCACCATCTTTCGACTTTTT